GGAAGCAATGAGTGCAGGATTGATGTGCGCTCATTCTAGTTTGGGTGCGTTGCCTGAAACGTCTGCGAATTGGACACATATGTATCCTTTCAATGAAAATATGCAAGAACATGCGAATATGTTTTACAGTGTATTGAAAGGTGTTATTGAAGATGTCAGAACAATGGATGATGACACCTACACGTCAAAAATTCGTGCGGCAAAAGCATACACTGATGTATTCCACAACTGGGAATTGATCAGAAGACAATGGGAAGTTCTACTACAAGGTTTAGTCAATGAACCTAGAGAAATCCCGAAAGCACAGGGGGCGATGTTTGAGTATAGGGTATGACAAACAAGCAGTCAGTAGATAAACTCATGATGGGACCGGAGCCTAAACCCTCCGGTCCTTTTTACCATGAAAGTGATATTCGTTTGATGGCTTTCTTCAACTGGTATAATTACTTCTACACAGTTGCAGATGCGCGGGAATGGATCGTTGCATGGATGAAAAACAACAGTTATGATAAAAAAGAAATTTCTGCGTTTGCAAAAATTCCAGACAATAAAATTTCCATGTCAAGTTGTTCGCTCGCCCGTATGGCAAACAACGGTGCTGTTTTAAACGATAAGTTGACTGACAAAATTAAAAAAACTATAGCGACCACAAAAACTATAGTTAAAACTGAAAAAACGACTACAAATGTTGTTAATATCGCTGACAGGACAAAAGAAAAAGCGTCTGAAATAATCGCGGAAATAGAAAGCAAGTTTGATGAATTTTACGCCAATGACTATGTCAACAAAGACTTTTCACTGTATGACTTTTTAAGAGCATCTGACGTTAAAAAGGTTTATGGTAAGTTCATTGTCGAATATTACGGACCTCTATTGAATGAACTGAATATAGTCATCGCCAAGAAAGACAAAGACCTAGAAGAAGGGTATAGATATCTTTCAAAAAAACAGTTGACAGAATATTTAAAATTTGTCAAAATGATCATAGACGATACACAACGTTATGTCTCTAACCAAACGACCAGAGTTGTCAGAAAACCCATCAACCGTAAAGTGAAACCCGTTGATAACACCAAATTAGTTAAGAGTTTCAAGTATTTGAAAGAGTTTAACGAATTGAAACTCGTCAGTGTATCTCCTGAAACAGTTATCGGTGCATCTGTGATTTGGATATATAATGTAAAGACAAGGAAATTGTCTGTATTGAATTCCGCAGCAGATAAACCACTGACTATAAGAGGAAGTTCAGTAATCAACTATGATGAAACAACTTCCATTTGCAAAACTCTCAGAAAACCTGAAGATACATTGCAACAAGTGTTGAACGGCACAAAAACTTCGTTGAAAAAATTAATGTCATCTTTGAGCACTAAAGAATCTACTGCTGTCGGAAGATCAAACCAAGACACTATCATATTAAGGTATTTCAAATGACAAATGTAGTTTTTTTCCCGAAAGAAAAAAGAGGGTCGCCACCACAAACTATGGAAGAAGTGCAGGATACTGTTGAGATGGTTCGCCATGTCCATGTAGAAGAAACGATGCAAATCCTGGCAGGGTCAATATTCGACAACCTAGCTCTGTCAGGGTTCAATTTCAATCCTGATGATGATTTTTACACTAAAGATGTTGCACTGGCGTTTGAGGCTCTGAAGTCGATGCTTTATAAATATCATGGAATGGAGTATCCCATTCAAGACATTGCAGAAAAAAATTTTGCTTTACAAAAAGACGGAACTGTCGTATTGTTGACTGATGATGAAACAGCAGAGGAAAAGGCCTGAAAAGCCTTTTGTATGATTTGATTATTCTTGACTTGAACCAGGTGATGCTTTCGAATCTCATGATGCAAATGGGGTCCCATACCAATATGAAAATCGAACCTGACTTGGTTCGCCATATGGTATTGAACTCAATTCGCATGTATCTTAACAAATTTAAAGAAGAATACGGCGAACTAGTTATTGCTTGTGACAATCGCCGCTATTGGAGACGAGATGTCTTTCCGTATTACAAAGCAAACCGCAAAAAAGATCGTGACAAATCAGACATTGATTGGCAATCTATTTTTGATTGCATGAAAATGTTGCGAGAAGAACTTGCAGAAAATTTCCCCTATCGTGTTATTGATGTTGACGGCGCCGAGGCAGATGATGTTATCGGTTCGCTTGCACAGCATTTTGGTGACGATATGATGCAACCGATTCTCATTCTTTCTGCAGACAAGGACTTCATTCAATTGCAGAAGTTTATGAATGTGCGTCAATACGACCCCATTCGTAAAAAGTTCGTGTCGCATAATAATCCCACCATGTATACTAAAGAACATATCATGCGTGGCGACACTGGTGATGGTATTCCTAACTTCTTGTCTCCCGACAACTGCCTGGTCATTGGTTCGCGCCAAAAACCAGTTACGACTAAGAAATTGGAACAGTGGATGCGAATGTCTCCGGAAGCGTTTGACAATAATGAAATGATTAGAAACTATAAACGCAATCAACAACTCATTGACCTGTCATTCATTCCTGAAGATATTAAAAACAAAATCATAAATGAATATGAGACCCAAAAAAATAAAACACGTTCTAAACTGTTTAATTACTTTGTGCGTTTCAAATTGAAAAATTTAATGGAAAATATCCAGGAGTTCTAATATGCGCTTAGGCATTGGTGAGATTTTGAAGAAAGTATCAGAATCTAAAACAAAAGAAGAAAAGATAGAGATACTGCGAAAGAATGATTCTCCCGCTATTCGCACGATCTTAAAATATGCACTTGATCCTAATATCAAATGGGATCTCCCTGAGGGTGCTCCACCATATAAACCATGTCAATTCCTTGACCAACATTCAATGCTGTATCAAGAAATTCGCCGTTTATATCTATTCCTTGAGGGTGGTAATCCTAACCTTAAACCTATTAAAAGAGAAGCACTTTTCATTAATCTTCTTGAATCAGTTGATCCTTTAGACGCACTAGTTCTGCTTGCTGCAAAGGATAAAAAACTGCCGTATAAAAATATTACTATCAATCTTATCAATGAGGCATATCCAGGATTTATGTGATGGGCAAATCTAAGCACAATAAATGGTTTGAAGAATACGAAGAATCACCCACTGCTCGCAAAAATGATTGGGAGCGAAGACGACAAGAAAAACGTCGTGCATGGGAGCAAAAACAATCAGCTATCAATCCTTATGAGCACCAGGATGATGATTCAAAGGAATACGAGTAATGCCGACTTATTTGTTTCGAAATAAAGAAACTGGAGAGGAATGGGAAGAGTCTATGGGCATCAGTGCAGCAGAAACTTATCTCGCTGAAAATCCTCATATAGAAAGATTGGTTAATGGCGTCCCAGGTATTGCTTCTGGCGCCATGCATGGAAATAAATCCAAACCCGATGAAGGATTTAGAGATATTTTGAGAGAAATGAAAAAGAAATCAGAGAGAGGTATCAGCCGTAGCACGATCAACACTTTTTAATAGCAATAATAATAAAAGAAGAAAGAATGGATCAACAATTATTACAGCCTAAACGCTTGACCCGCAAACAAAAGAGAATGATGCAGCAACTGGGTGTCGAATTACCAGAAACTGAAATTAAATATTCTCTGACACTAGATGATTTTAAACCATTAACTGCTAATCAAAAAAAAGCACATCAATCATATAAAGCAGGATATAATTTACTTCTTCACGGATGCGCTGGTAGCGGTAAAACTTATATTGCGATGCATTTTGCATTAAAAGATGTCATGTCTTCTGAAAATGATTTTGAAAAGGTTTATATCATCAGATCAACAGTTCCTACTAGAGATCAAGGTTTTCTACCTGGCAAAAAACAAGACAAAGAAGCAGTATATGAAACTCCATATATTCGCAACGCTGTTAAAATGTTTGGGTCTAACGATGCATATGCACGGTTAAAACAACAAGGCCACCTTGAATTTATGTCGACTTCTTATATTAGAGGTGATACATTAGAGAATTGTATTTTGGTTGTTGATGAAATTAATAATATGTCAGGACACGAGTTAGATTCTGTGATTACTCGTGCTGGCAATAATTGTAAAGTTATATTCTGTGGTGATGGGGCTCAATCAGATTTTATTAAAGATACTGATAAGAAAGGTTTGTCTGAGTTTATGAGAATTATTGACAACATGCAATCTTTCGATTATATTGAATTTGGAGTAGAGGACATAGTCCGCTCAGGTCTCGTGAAAGAATATTTAATTGCAAAACACAAACTCAACGTCAAGATCTAAACTGTTCAAACATGATTTTTTGGATTTTACTGAAATAAAAGAAAATTATGAGACGGGACAACGACGCTATCTATTACCTGATGGATCGTTAGTCCCGTCTGTGACAACTGTTCTATCGTCTCTTTCAAAGGACCATATTAACGTATGGCGTGAAAGGATTGGCACAGAAGCAGCAGATAAAATTACCAATCAAGCGAAGAATCGCGGAACTGCTATTCACCAATTGGCAGAAAATTATCTGTTCAATAAAGATGACTATTCGGCAGGTGCAATGCCGATCAATCTGTATGACTTCAATTCAAATCTGAAACCGCTGCTAGACAAATATGTCGATGACCTTCGTGGCATTGAATCTCCTTTGTGGTCAACTAGATTAAAGACAGCAGGTCGAACTGACCTGATTGCAAATTGGCAAAACAATCCCGCTATCATTGACTTCAAAACCTCCCGCAAACCTAAGAAAGAATCGTGGATCAAGAATTATTTCTTGCAAGCGACTTGTTATTCTTTAATGCTACAAGAACGCACTGGGATTGCCTGTAAGGATATTGTAATTCTGATTGCAGTCGACCACGAAGAACCTCAGGTGTTTCACAAGAAACGCAAGGACTATGTTGAGGAAGTTGTTGAAATCTTTACGAATTATTCTGCTTGACATATTTCCGGATATATCTGATAAACGTTACATGATGAATGAAAAGGTGAACTATGGCAAAGCAAAGTGAAAAGATTTTTTCTAAAGGAGACATAATCGTATCCAAAAGCGGTCATCGTCCGATGGTTGCTGAATCTGATGTGTATAAAGGCACTTATCGTTTTTATGCGCGCTATGTGCATAGCAATGTGCAAAGATATGTGTATCGTGACACTATGAAACTTTATGATGAACAAACCCCTGCTAAGGAAAATGCAATGACTATCTATACTATTAAACTCGCTGAAGGTAAAACGACTTACGGCACCAAAGTTGGTGTTAACTCTGCAAACAAGTTCCTTATGGAAGAAAAGGGAACTGGTGAGATTCTGGTTGTCGCACCTGATGCGGTCGAGGAAATCGTTCCGCACACTGTTTCTGTGTCTGAAATTGGGTCTGAACGGGTCAACTATCACTATATGATTGAACCTGGCAAACTGCTCCCCGGCGATCTTGTTCTGCACACTTCTAAAGGTTCTAAGGAATTTTCTCTTGGAATTGTTCGCGCTGTTGACACTAAGTTTAAAGCCGCAAAAGAATTCCGCGGAGTTAAACTCGTAACTGAAATGGTTTAATGTAGGGGGCAACCCCTACATTTTTATTTGAGGTGTGATGTGACACCAGCACAAGTAAGACGTAAATCCAAAACAATCAAAAAGAATCTTGATAAGTGGAATACCGCTTATAAGGATTTGCAGGCTATTTGTCCACATATTGATCACTATCAGAAAAAAGAGGGCACTGGTAGTAGGTGGTGCAAAGATGATGAAGCGTATTGGGTTGAACATTATTGCTCTGACTGTGACAAAAGATGGATAACTGATCAGAAATGAAAAAGTATAAACAATATCCGTGGAAGTTTAAGTTAGAATGGGATGGTATTGAATGGTGGCAGTCAGAAGTCACACTAGGTTCTGATCACTATTTCTATTACTTTAAATTTGACTTCGTGAATAAAGAACAACGAGAAGCTCTTCGAAAACTTAAATGGCGACAGTTTGGGTTAAACCGATTCTATTATGATGGTCCTCATGCACAGTTTAACTTATACTTCTTTGTGATATATTGGTCAACACCTTGGACAAAAATGCCAGAGGACCATTGGAAATGAATCTAAAAGCACTGATTAATGAATTTGATCCCAGTCACTTTGACACTAGACGCAAGACGCTAGAAAGGCGCAGGAATGTTCTTATAGAACAAGGTTATGATGTTAAACCGATCAGCGAAAAAAACATTGACTGTTTTTGGTTGACACTAGAACACAAAGGTCGTAAATTCAATATAACTGACATTGAAGACATTCACTTCTATATAGAGGCAATTGACAGTGAAACCCAAACTAATACAGTCAATCAAGGCAACCGAAACGGGCAACCGTTTTCCGACTGATAGATATGACTTCATTCAAACTGAAGTATATTTGTCTGACGCTATTGATCATCCGATTAAACTTGACTATGCAAAGGAATATCGTGTTGGTGTTCAATTAGGAACCTACGTCTGTATTCCTGGAGATGAATACGCTGCTATTAGATTGAATAGGGCGCAAAAAGAAGTCGGTCATATGATCTGCAAAGAAGTATATGGCGAGATTCGTGAAGAACTAATCAAACTTCGCTATGAAATTTATAACAAAATGGGATTTCATGCGAATGACTTGATCAAACGAGTTGACAATATTATGGATATGACTCATTATGATTGACTTTCCTATCATCCTCAAAGGATACGCAATCTTCAATCCTGCTACAGGGTTGTGGTCGAAGGGTGGCACTGGTAATAGTTGGGGTAAGAATCCTAAGATCTGGTCAGCAATCGGTCATCTTAAAAACCATCTGCTGTTGAGTGTGTGTTGTCAATATCATGACCACTGGAATGGTTTAACAAATAAGCGTTTCTTTATCAGCAACAAGTATCGCGGGTGCCAAGTCATTGATGTGACTACAGGAAATCCTGTTGACAACTTCGATATTTACGGGTATTATTATGACTATATTGCCCGCGAAAAAGCAGCGAGGGCGTATTACGCCGACTATGACATATACGAGGAACCGTGATACATGAAACTATACCTAATAGAACGCCCGAATGACGTTAGGGGTTGGGAATATCCAACATTTAATATTGTATATCCAGTACTCGTTGATGGTATTACAGAGAGAACGTCGGAAATTGTTGAAGATGAAAACGGTGAAATTTACATAGAACAATATACTAATCAAAAATCTATGAGATTAACACACTTCAGAGTTTCTGGTTTGGGTCAAAAGTCAATTCATTCGGACTGGATCAAACGATTTACTGTGGTGCAGAAATGAAAATACCTACTCTGTGTCTATCATATGCCAAGAGTGTGCTTCGAGTCGTCGCATTTGGTGGATTGGCTGCAGGGTTTCTAGTTGCTGAAGTTACTGCTGGATTGCTGCTATTGGCAGAGTTAATTCGAATTGTGGAGGAACGTAAATGATTGATCCAACAGAACTTAGATTCGGAAATCAAATTTTTAAGATTAACAAAATAACTAATTGGAATTCCAACAAAATTTATATGACAGACGCTGATGGTGTTGAGTGGTATCGTTATGACAAAGAAAAAGTTACATTTGAAATTGAATGCCTGACTTATTGTGGTAAAAGATTTGTAATTGAAGCGGGTGAATGTCGAGCGGATACAGATATTAGTGAAGTTGAATATTTTTTCAAAAATGTAAAAGGTGAGATTGAACCTTATTACACTAGTGACTTTGAAGTGAATACTTTTAATCCTGATGAATACTTCTATACTCACTTTGAAGCGCAGCGAAAAGTTAACGAATTAAATGAAAAACTACGCTAATGGAATGGGGAACTTTAATTGTAGTCGGTGTTATTGTTTTCATTTTGTATTTGAATTTTTATGATGACAGGAACTGATAATGTCTAACATGCTTGATTATACGAAACATGAACTTAATCTTATCGGTCTAAAAGACGATTCCGAAGATGAAATGAATGTTGCGATGAGGAAACATATTTTGCATATGGTAAAAGAATTTGAAGAGGAAGGTCATTCTGGTCATAGCGCATCTTATGCACTTGCAATTCTCAAAAAAGTCCTGAATTGGAAACCATTGACTGATCTTACTGGTGAAGATGATGAATGGATGGAAATTGCAGACGACTTGTATCAAAACAAACGCGCTTTTGATGTGTTTAAAGATGCAAACGGCGCATATTGGTCAGGTGGTGTTGTGTTTTGGGAATGGTCTATTCATTCTGCTATTAATGGCGGAAAACCTTTTAAGTCATATTTCACATCTAAAGACAGTCGTGTGCCGATCACTTTCCCGTTCAGCATGCCTAGCGAACCTGAATACCGCGAAGCCAATCCTGATCGCTGACATATAACTAAATTGCTGTCAAGGGCGGGTCGAAAGGCCCGCCTTTATATTTTGCGCGTATATGCGAAGGCACCACAAGCGCTTGTTCTTACGTTCTTAGCGTCTAACCGCTTGTTATCTTAGCAAAACATTCTCCTTGACGCATTTTCCCGAATATTCGATAAACAAAGCATGATGAAACGCGAAGGAGAAGCGGATGTTTGAAGTGCTGGTCACGAAGGACTTTGAGGATGCTGCTAAGCGCTACGTCTTCCGTGGGCCTAATGCCCAAGACAATGCTTTCACCTACGCCGCGACCGTCCAGGAGATGGCGGATTGGGGTGGGTATGCAGTGATGGTCGAGGTCAAGGAAGTGGTTGACACTATTTCCTGAATATTCGATAAACAAAGCATGATGAAGCAGGAGACGCAAGATGGCGAAGTTTGACCAAGAGACCGTAGCACGTTGGAAGCAGATGGCGGATGACTGGCTTGTCAAAGCACAGGATCCCGGCACCCGTGAAGACATCCATCTCGGCGCTGAAGCATGGGCAATTGCTCACCGCAGCGGAATAAGTGTCGAGGCCTATGCTGACCGGGAAGTCACGGACGCCCATATCGTCACCGCGCTGAAGCAGGTCTTCCCGAATGCTGTCTTCAAGGACCGCTACGTTTACTGAGTTGACATCTTTTCCTGAATATTCGATAAACAAGACATGACAAAGGAGATGTCCATGCTGACAGTTGTTCTGGATTCGGTGAAGCGCACTCGTGGCAAAGAAGAGTATCGGATGGTGCCGCGAGCATCGGCGCTCGGTGTTGAAGTCATAGGTGATGGCACCATCCTTCGCAACCTGCTGACCGAACTGGTCAAGGACGGCAAAGTGTCGCGGGATGAACCGCTGCGAGTCATGCGTGGTGAGATGTCTTGCTTTACCGATGGTTTGACGGTCGGCAGGTTCGTCTGCGACCCCAAGCGAGCAATGCCGTGGAAACCGTGGGAAGCCCGCCGCAAGAAAGCGGGTTGACATCTTTTCAGGAATAATCCATAAACAAAGCATGATGAAAACGAAGGAGAACAAGATGCCCCGTGGTGTTCCGAACGCTGGTTTCCGCATGACCAAAACCGCTGTTGCCCGTCAGAACGGTCAAGCGATCCTCGACAAGATCGCTCCCGTCGCTGCTACCCAAACCGAGACGGATGCTGAGATCGACGCTCGCCTCCGTGACCGCTTCGAGATCCTGGACGAACTGACCCGTGCTGCGCTGTTCGGCGATGCCCGGTCGGTTATCGTTTCCGGTCCCGCGGGCCTCGGCAAGTCGTTCACTGTCGAGCAGGCACTTGCTGCGTGGGATCCCGATCAGGTCAACCACACTATTGTCAAGGGCTACGTCAAGACGACTGGTTTGCTGCGTCTGCTGTATCAATTCCGCGAGCGCGGTCAGGTTATTGTCTTTGACGATGCCGACACCGTCTTTTATGAAGACACCTCGCTTAATCTTCTTAAAGCGGTTTGTGATACGACCGAGATGCGCCGTGTTTCTTATATGGCGGAATCTAATATGGTAGACGAAGAATCGGGCGAGCGTATTCCGCGGTCGTTCTTGTTTGAAGGCACTATCCTGTTTATTACCAACCTCGATATGGATACTCTTATTGAGCGCGGTCATAAACTTGCTCCTCACTTGCAGGCGCTTGTTTCGCGGTCGCATTATATCGACTTGGCGATGAAAACCAAGCGCGACTATATTGTCCGCATCAAGCAGGTAGTTGCCCAGGGTATGCTTAAAATGCAGGGTCTTAATCAAGAACAAGAAGACGCTGTAGTCGCTTATATTGTCGCCAACCAGGATCGCCTGCGCGAGTTGTCGCTCCGCATTGCAGTCAAGATCGCCAACCTGGTCAAGATGGGCGGCAACTGGCAGCGTCTTGCCAACGTGACCTGCTGCAAGAACACCTAAAACAGGGGGCAGCAATGCCCCTTGACACTATTTCCGGATAAATGCATAAACAAAGCATGATGAAACGCGAAGGAGATCGCTAATGGGCCTCGATATGTATCTGACCGCTGAACGCTATCTGTGGTCGATTAATGATGAAGATCAAGCAAAAGCGGATGCTATTGCCAAACTGTTTCCTGAATTGGAATTGGATGACACTATGGATCAGCGCGTTAAAACTGTGGATGTCCAGATTGGTTATTGGCGCAAAGCAAACCAGATTCATTCTTGGTTTGTTCGCAATATCCAAGACGGTAAAGACGACTGCGAGCGTTATTATGTCAGTCCTGAAAAATTGCAGGAACTGCTCGAAACTGTTAATACCATCCTGGATTCAAAGGATCGGGAAAATACTGCAAAGGAATTGCTTGAACCTGTTGGCGGTTTCTTTTTCGGTTCGCTTGATATTGACGAATATTATTTCCAGGACCTGCAGCACACTAAAAAGATGCTGGAAAAGATCCTGAGCAATGCGGTGATGCTGAAAGAATGGGACTTCTACTACCAATCCTCCTGGTGATGGGTGGTTGACATCTTTTCTTGAATATTCGATAACACAATAGAAGAAACAGGGAGAACGCCATGGATTACCAATCTGCCGAAGCAATCGCCGTCCGCCTCGAAGGCATCCGCCGCCGCGCTGACCTTTTCGGTCAGGACCGTGAGCGCGTGCTGCTCGAGATCGAGTTCCTTGCTGAGGACTACCGCAAGTGGGCGGCACGGATCGAAGAGGAGATGCTCGCACAAACCGCTTGACATCTTTTCTGGAATATTCGATAAACAAAGCATGATGAAACAAGAAGGAAGACACTAATGGGTACTCGCAGCATGATCGGCATGGTTGGCGCAGACGGTTCGGTTCGCGCAATCTATTGCCACTGGGATGGATACGTCAAGCACAACGGATGGATCCTCGACCATCACTACGGCGACGCCGCTAAAGTCGCTGCGCTTATCGCGCTCGGCAATATCTCCTCGCTGCGTGCCGAGATCGGTGAGCAGCATCCCTTTGACACCACCCACCTGAAACCCAGCGAGATCGACCCGCGCTGGGAGAGCTGGACGGTCGCCTATGGTCGTGACCGTGGTGAAGACAAGCAAGAAGCGGCGCGCTACGATTCCGTCCAGGCCTACGCTGACGCGCTTGGCGATAACGGTGACGAATACCGGTATCTGCATGATGGGAGCGCGTGGTTTGTGCTTGCCGGGTATGGTCCTCACGCAGGCAAGTGGGATGATGTCCGCGAAGCGCTGAAGGACGCAGAAGCAGCGTAACCCATTGGACACGCAGGGTTTTTCCGACCCAATCTCTGCGTGTCCTACATTCGTTTTCCGTGCATATTGTTAGTTTTCAATAGGTTAGACGTTCGGGCGCCTCGATCTTGCTTGATCTCCCCCACAACTAGGCGAGATCGAGGCGTCAGCGGGTCACAAACCGTGCTTGACACTATTTCTGGAATAATCCATAAACAAAGCATGATGAAACGCGACAAAGGAGTTCGCCATGGAATCGACCACTATCACCGTCCGCTCGGGTTCGATCTGCGCCGATGCTACCTTCCAGCTCTCCTTCTGGAAAGGATCGCTCGAGGCCCAGGTCAAGGAGGTTCTTGAGACGTGGACCCGCATCACCGGTCTGAACTTCGCTAAGATGACTCAGAAGGTCCGCGAAGAAGAACAAGACGGCGTGCTGTGGGCAGCAGTGACTGTCGAGCATCCGCTTGACAATCGCGCAGACGTGACTATTTTCTGGAAACGATAGCGGTTGACGTTATTTCTCAGTA